TTAAAAATCAATACTTGCCACGATATGAGGACGGAAGGGGCGTTTTCACATCAAGAAAATTCACGCATAGCATCAATGCGGCGGTGAATGTGGATAAAGAAGTATACATAGCCTACGGCAATAAAATTAGTATTCTTGATGAAACCATAGATACCGATGATGCGGTACAAATCCAAACATCAATAATCAGCGGCAACAGACTAGCAACACGTCAATTTGTGTTGATTATGAACTATAATTTTGTAACGCACAATCTTATTCCCGGTCATGGTACTATTGGCATCTCAAATAAGAAGCCTAAGCCAATTAACTTTTCAAGTAAGGCAACCAAAACATACTATGCGAATGAAAAGCTATACGCAGCCAAAACATTAATGAATGTTAATGAATACACGAAGGCGTATAAGATTGGCGGCGGTGCAAATCGTAATGTACAATTTAAAATCAATGTTCAAAAGGGCGCTATTTCATTACGCCAATTAGATTACACATATGAGGAAGTTTAATATATGGCATACAAAGAAAAATACCCTTTGGATATAACGCCACAGGGCGATACTGTACAAGACAGTATTAAGAAAAACCGCGATGAATTATTGAATGTTGCGCAACAAATGGAACTAAAATCCGGTGGCGGTGGTGGTACTGGCGGCGGTGGTGGTACTGGTGGCCTACGTAATCGCGTATTGAGTGGTAAAGTAAGCAATGGTGAATTTTCATTCTTAACCGGTGATAACCTAAGCGTAATGATTGACGGCAGTCAAACGCCTGTATTGTTATCATTCGCCGACGGTTTCAACGATTACGGCGCGGTTGATTATATCCAAACGATTAACCGTAAACAAAGCGCATGGAGTCTACCGGCCAATAATACATCGTATTTATACGTTGAGCGTTCAGCTTCTGGCGGCCTAACCTATGGCAGTACAACGCTTGAACCGATGCGCCAGCCAAATGCACCAGCAGCGGCAACGGATAAAATGTACTACAATACCACAAACGAAAAAATGTATGTGTACACCGGAACGTACTGGAAAGAAATATTGCGCGTAGTGGTAGCGATTGCCGTTACAGATGCAACGCGTGTAAAGTCAATCAAGTATTATGATCCAAACGTAAACACCGCAACAGATGCCATAATTGGTACACGTACGGTTGACGGTAAAGCGTATGCATTAACAGACATTCTCAATCAAATGGCGGAAGCTATTAAAAAGATTGCTGGTGATGCTAGTTTCACAAATAACCCAAGCCGTACACTTAAAACAATCACGGATACAGTAAACGGATTAAGTAGTGCATATTATCGCAAAACTGATACAGTAGCCGAAGCAACGCATGCGGTTCGTGCAGATACGGCAACGCGGGCCAATTCAGCCGCAACGGCGGATAATGTTGCGACGTGCGTTAAAAAGGCCGGCGATACTATGACGGGTACGTTAAAGGTTCCGGGCCTTTCCAATGAACCGATTGATTTAGATTATCTTGCTAACAACAAGGCTGGATATAGCGGTTTCACGTTCGGTGAATTAAATAACTACCGTATATGGGGTAATACTTATTGGGGTATTGGGGCCATGTTCCCGTGGCATACAAGCGAAGACCGCGTATTAGGCACTCAGTTATATTTTGCCAATAGTAATGCAGCCTTTATCCGTTTTGATACAAGCACAAAAGGAATGAAAGAATGGCAACGCATCGCAACGTTTGAAAATAACAATACGTTGACGTTCCCAAATGGCGCAAAGTTAAAGGTGGAATAATATGCCTAATTTAGTACTAGAATATAACGGCCAAATTTACCGGTTCGGATTAACTGCAAATGCAGCAGTAACAAACGGCCAGAATATTAAGGTTCCATTTAATGAAACCGAATTATACGCACGCATCGGAAACGAAAACACACCATTAAAAGTTATTAAAAACGGTAGCACGTATTCGGTTCAGTATAATCCGGTTGCTTTTAATAATATTTATGTAGATAGACCGGCAAGTGATCGCTCAGAATGGCGTAACACAGTATTTTTCCCAAGTGGCAATTATCGTATCACAATAGACGGAAGCACGCGCGATAGTCGAGAAATACGCATTAATGATAACAGAAACCTTGAAATAGTAATGAGTATTATTGGGCAAGGGTATGGCAATCAGCGTTTAAAACTGACTATTAGCGGATATTATGACAGGCAAATACAAGCCGGAAGCAATCGCAATAAATTCAGCATAGAACGAATAGGGGATTAACGATGCAACTTGAAAGCCTTGAAAGCATGATAAAAGACTATGAACGGCGCACGGGTGAACGTGTTAGTCTTGAAGGGTTTTATTTCGATGAAAATAATAACTACAAAGACAAATACAATTACTATTTCAAATGGTTCCCTAATGCTGGGTTCTTATTCTGGACTATCAACGAACATGAAGGCGAAAGATATTTTACTATCTGGCAGACATACGGCGATATGAAAGTAATAGGCAAGTACATCGTGGAAGTTATGAAAATGAATGATCTTGATGTAATTGTAACGGCAACACATCGAAGCGTGCGCGGTTTCATTAAAAAGTGGAATATGGAACGCGTTCCAACTATGGACTATACCTATAATGGGTTTAATTACAAAGTACTGAAAACGGTGCGAAAACACCTTGAAGCGACTTTGTAGAAAGGAAAAGCATGTTTAAATTTGACTTGCAATTATTTGGCGGCGGCGGTAAAAAGTCGAAGGTAAGCAGCATTGATGCCAAACTACCTACGGCAACGGCCGACGAAAAGCAACTATTACAAGGCCAAATGGATTGGATTAATAACACCAATCGAAGCGCCAACACCTTGCAAGGTATGGGTGATGCGGCTTTAAGTAATGTGATAACGCCAGAATACGGCAATATGTATAATTCGTATTTAGGCGCTAACCGTGGCAATCAAAATGCAATAGGGGCGTTACAGAACCTAGTAACAACGGCCGGCGCCAAGAATTTAACTGATAACACGCGGTATGCAAATCAGTTAGCGGCAAGCGTTGATACTATGAACAACGGCGCAAGCCAACTGGCTAATGAATATAACGGCGCATTGCTTAATAATCAAAACGCAATGAATAGTATCACAAACGGCCAACTACCAACAGGCTATGCAGATGCTAGACGGCAAGCGTTAAACAATGATTTACAGGCAACTGTTGGCAATGCAGTTTCTGGCCTAGCAAGTCGCGGCATTGTGAATTCATCTATTACAGATAATGCATTAAATGATATTAGCAAGAACGCATCTAATACACTTGCGGCACAATATTCAAATGATTTAGGCCAAGCGGCGGCACTTAATACGCAAGCGCTTAATAATAATTTAAGCGGTATCGGTGCGAAAATGGGGTTATGGGGTAACACCTACAATAACAACCAAAACGGCATTATCAATCAAGCAAATCTAATGAACCAAGGTTATGCAAATCAGATGAATAACGCCGGCACCGCAGCGGGTTTAGTAGGTCAACGCGAAGGGTTAGCGCAAAACCCTATTAATACAGGCGCAACAACACAAAGCGCGGCAATTCAACCGGCCAAAGATTACTACTCTATGAGCCAGTTAAATAACGCGGATCAAGAAGATTTACTTAATAGATTTATGTCATTACGCTATGGACTAGCACAACCAGCACAAACAATGGTTAAGCAAGGTTCTGGCGGTTTCTTTGGAGGGCTTATGAAAGGTTTTTGTTTTGTAGCGGGTACTGAAATTGCAACACCAGAAGGTGGCAAGGTTATTGAAACGTTTGTAAATGGTGATACTGTTATCACGTTGGGTGCGGTTAATGATGTAATTGCATTGCATGATATGGGCGAAAAAGAAACACATCGCCTTGAAACTGTATCCTTTGGCGTAACAACCACAGGCACAGAAAAGGTATTGACTCCGGAAGGTTTAAAATTAGTTAGTGAATTGGTAGTTGGCGAAGTTATTATGACGGTTAACGCTTATGAACCGGTAACATTAAGCGAAGCAACTGGCAATACTGAACACGTATACGAATTGCAATGTACTGGCGATAATTTATTCTATGCTAACGGTATTATGGCCGAAGGCATCAATGAAGATGAATTGAAGGCTATTGCAGATGCAGCAGCAGAAGCGCCAGAAGAAGCACCGGAAGAAAAGCCAGCTAAAAAAACAACTAAAAAATCCAGCAAGAAAGATGAACCAGTAGAGGAAGCAACCGAAGAAGCAGCAACCGAAGAAGCAGCAACCGAAGATAATAAGAAAGTAGAGGAATAACACAATGGGCGTTATCTACGTTAAAGACTTTGAACCATGGGCGGCGTTAGGCGAATTAGCTGGTCAATATTTCTCTCATCGTTTAGGGGCATTGCAGAATAACAAAATGGCTAAAGGCTATCAAGCAATGCTAGGCGGTGGCGGTGGTGGCGCTGGCGGGGAACAAGACCCGAACGCGCTACAAGTTATGGATAATAATAACCGCATGGCGGGAATGGGTATGCAACAACCTAATAGCGCCGGCCAAATTAATCAGTTATTATCTAATTCCAATAACACATTTGCCAATAACTTGATGCAAAAGAATAATATCGGTTTATGGGGCGGTCAAAATCCAGCCGCACCAGCGCAACCATTACAAGCTAATACAGATGCGCCAAGTAATCCGGTTAATGATCAGCGCTTTAACGCTTATATGAACGAGCCAAGCCCTACATTACAAAAGCAGTTGCAAGCACAGGCAGCACAGGCACCACAAATGCCAGCAACGCCAGCACAACCGCAACAAAACACAGGGTTATGGAATTTTCAAAATCTAAATAATACTGGTATTAATACAGGGGTACCGCAATCATATCAAGAAATGATGCAACAACGGGCAAACGCACCTTTTCATGGGGCGCCCAATTCGGCCGTAAATGGTAACGCCGATGCGGATAAAGCGCCGGGCCAATACTCTATACCAGATAAAGCAAGCGTAACAAGCGAAGCAAGAAAACAACTAGGGGCCAATACGTTGGCCCTAGTTAAAGCCGGTTTTGATTTTAAGACCGCGCAAGGTTTAGCAAGCGAACAATACCAAACTGACGTTAATAATATGTACATGCATCAAGTCAACGAATATCAAGAAAAAGTGCTTGAACCAATGCGCCAACAAATCATGAACAATCTTGTATTTACACAGGATAAAGACGGCAACCCGGTTGTAGATACCTATAACACAAAACGGGTTAAAGGATTGGCGCCAGCCGTTGCAAGATACAACTACCTTGCCGGTAAGATTGGCGCTGGTACTATTGATATGAATAACTTGAATTCTATTGCGGCGTTGGATAAACCGGATTATAAATTCAGTAGTGCGCAAAACGGCCACATTGTACGTTACAACATGGGCGACGGTACTATTCAAGATATGGGCGGTTATGGCAAGGTTGAAACAAAACAATTTGCGAACGGTCAAGTTATTGTTATGACACCAGACGGCCAAATGAAAAATATCGGTAATTTCGGGGCGAAAAACATTAAAGTTATGCCAGACGGAAAAACGTATATTGTTGGCACAGACGGCAGCATGAAATATGTAGGTACGCACGTTAAACCGGCAACGGCTACACAGTCCGGCACTAGTGGATATAATGCGCAAGTATTGCGTACGTTATCCGCACAACATACCGCATGGGTGAAAGCTAACCCAGACAAGGCGGAAACTGAAAGCCCTTATTATGGGCAATTACAAAGTGCGTTAAGTGGTGCGCCTACTGCTGGCGGTGGTGCTGCTGGAACACCAACGGTTAAACGGCAGCCTACTTATTCAAGTGAAGAACAAGCAGCGATTTCCAAGCGAATGAATGAACTTTCAGCGCAAGGCTGGAGTGATGATCAGATTGCGGCGGAACTTGATGCGGCCGGATACGGTCAATATAAATCGTGGTTAAAGTCTTATTAAATATAAAGGGGTAGACTATGGGTGCGTTTGATGATATTACAAGCCAATACGGCAAGGCGGCTGGAAACGGTAACGCCTTTGAAGATATAACAACCGAATACGGTTATGACGTAGGCAACGCGCCCAAGCCTACGTTTTGGGATAGCGTTAAAAATAATGCCGAATATGTTGCTAATGGCGTTAAAAACAATATTGAATGGATTGATAAAACCGGCAAAGAAATTAACGACAATGTAGGTAATACCTTAACGGCGTGGAAAGATGATGTAGTAAACAAATCAAATAATTTAGGTAATGAGTATTCTAAAAGTGCTGCTAATGCGATTGATGCTAATGGCGATAACTTTTCTAAATTTGATGATAATGGGGAGTTTATCGACGAATACGCTACGCCGGGGTTAGGTAAAGCGCACGTAGAAACCTATAACGCCGCAGTTGGTAAGCCGGCCGGATATCTGGCAATTACGCCATACGTTCCACCACCGGTGCGAATAGCTGCTGGCGTTCTTGCCGCGCCTACGATTGCAAGTGATACGGTTGATATGTATAACGCCAATGCAACCGCAGAAAACGACGGAACGGCACCAGACGGATTTTTAGGGAATAAATATGTTGCTACGGCGAAAAATCTTTTAATAGACCCTGTGGCCGAGCCAGTAGAACGCTTGATTGACGACCCCGGGGAATTTGCTAAAAATATAGCCATGAACCCTACTAACTTATGGGGCGACGTATTTTTACCGGCTGCCATGATACACGGGGCAACACCTAAGAAAGTAAGCGGTGCAATCGGTGATCGTGTAGGGCGTGCAGCGGAACACATCAAAGAAAAGGCATCTAACGCCTTTGAAGATATCGGCGAACGTTTTACAAAAGATGCGCCAAAACTTGAAGAGGGTGTTATGTATAATGCCTTTGATGATGTACCAGTACCAGAAGAACCAATTAACACAGTAGAACCGCGCGAATACTCCAAAGGCGGTTTAAGCGGTCAACCTATGGAAGGTGAAACCGGTAATATCCAAGCGGATATATATAACCGATATCGTCAGAATGGTTTAAGCGACGTTGAAGCGGCTGCCATGACTGGGAATATTGGCGC